CTACGGGTTGAAGAAGAACATTCCTAAAAATGTTCACGACCTCACCCGCACCCGGATGAGCTACAGCATTGTGGCCACCAACATCCGCAAGTCTATCCCTAAGTCTATGGTGAGCGGCATCATCGGCTTTGCCGACCAGCTGCAGATCACCCACCTAAAGCTCCAGCAGTCTATCGCTAAGGCTAAGCCCGATGGATTGATTATCGACATCGAGGGACTTGAGAACGTACAGCTAGGACGTGGCGGTGAGCTTCAGCCTTTGGACCTTCAAGACATCTACGAGCAGACGGGTATCTTCTACTATCGCAGTAAGAATCCTGACGGCAGCTTCCAGAACCCACCGATACGTCCCCTTGAGAACGGCATCAGAAACATCAACGAGCTCATCACCATCTACAATCACGCGCTGCGTATGATTCGTGATGCTACGGGCATCAACGAGGTTATGGATGGAACGAGCCCTAAGGGAGACCAGCTTGTTGGCGTACGCCAGCAGCAACTGGCGGCAGGCAACAATGCTCTTGGGGATATTAGCAATGCAGCGATTGTGCTGTATCGCAGGATCTGTGAGGACGTCGTGAAGTGTCTTCAGATACTTCCTCCTAAGTCTATCCTATACAAGGCCTACGAGACGGCTATTGGCAGGGAGAATATGGCAGTGTTATCTAGCTTCTCTAATCTGCCTATGTACAACTTCGGCGTTAGGGTTGTCGCTGATATGAACGAGATTGACCGTATGTACCTCGAGCAAAACATCCAGGCGTCTATTGCCCAGGGTGAGCTTGACATCGAGGATGCTATTGCTATCCGTCAGCTCAGGGACATCGACCAAGCCGAGAGGCTGCTTATTGTACGCCGTAAGAAGCGTATGAAGGCTCGTCAGGAGATGGCCCAGCAGAACTCTCAGTTCCAAGCTCAGGCCAACGCACAGGTCGCTCAGGTTACAAGCCAAGCCAAGATGCAGGAGGACCAACTGAAGGCTCAGTTGGACGCTCAGAAGATTCAGCTAGAGGCTGAGGCTAAGGCTCAGCTGCTGCAGGTAGAGTATGGACTTAAGATGCAGTTAGCTCAACTGCAAGGAGACTACGGAATCAAAGAGCAACAGATTGAATCTGGCGTACGACAAAGTGCTGATCAAGAGGCTGAGGACCGCAAGGATAACCGCATTAAGGAGCAAGCAGTTGCACAAAGCAAACTGATTGCCCAGCGTAAGGGAGACCGTGCGGAGTTACAGAAGCAGGACCTCGAGGGTCAGGAGGATATCGTAGATATCATATTAAATCAATAACTATCTTTGTAGGGAAATAAGACTCTTCGTTTAACCTTTAACCTTTCTATTGTGTCTTACAGTAACATCACATCCACTCCCAACTTCCAGCTTGCTGCGTTTGGACAGAAAGGATTTCGCAAGATAACCAGCGCATTCACCCCCGTTGCGGGTGAGGAATACCGAGTGGTATATGCCCTTCAGGATTCAACAATAACTCTTGTTTCGGTAAATGGTGACGGTCTAACGAGTCAAACTCTTTTAGCTGGAACTGCCGTTTATGGTTTATTCACTAGCGTAGCCTGTGCCTCTGGTTCAGTGCTAGCATACATAGCCTAAGAGATGCTTGGCCTTGGGATGCAGCTATTCAATAGACTAGGGCAAACCCTTAGTACATACATTGAGGTGGTGTGGAATACCAGTATCCAAATTTGGAACACCTCTACAGATACTTGGAATACGTAATGGAAATGTGTTCTATCTATATGATTTCCAGCGGCGACAGCAAAAAGATATACATAGGTGTAACTAAAAAGCCCGTAGCCAAAAGATTGTCTGAGCACATCCAAGAGTCTAAGAATAAGATTGCGGAAAAGAAAAAGACAACATATAAGAATAATTGGATTAATTCAAAAATAGACAAGGGCTTAGAGGTAGAGGTGCATCAGATTGATTTAGTGCCAATCTCCGAGTTTTCGTTTTGGGAGCGTCATTATATATCTCTGTTTAAGAGCTGGGGATTTACGCTTATGAACCTCACCGAAGGCGGAGAGGGAATCTTTGGATACAAATTCAACGAGGAGTCAAGGCTTAAGATATCAATGTCTAAGTCTGTAGATGTCTACGAGGTTGACGAAAACTGCAATGTTTTAAATCACTTCAAATCAACTTCAGAAGCCGCGAGGTTCCATAACATAAGCAAAGGCTCACTTCAGAAACACTTGTCTGGAAAGAACAAGAGTTGTGCGTCTCGAGTGTTTACCTACTCGCCGGATTCCTTAGACCCAAAAGAAATTAAGTCTATCTTTGCAACGATGGAATCAAGACACAAAAGATCAGTAGTGCAGTACGACACCGATTGGAATTACATTTCGGAGTATGGCTCTATTTTTAGTGCCGCAAATAGTATAGGCTTGAAAAACGACTCCCACATAGGAGAGGCTTGCTTAGATAAAAACAAAACTTGCTACGGCTATCGCTGGGCTTTTAAACAATAGGATATGGGAACTGCACTAACAGGATTAGAGATTAAGGATACCTATGATGGTCTCGTAAAAACTACGGACAACGGGCCAATTAGCGGTACGGCTAAATACCTATCTGATGGATTGGGTAATGATTCAATTCTTGCTTTGTCAACTACGGCTTTGGGTATCGGTACGGCTTCTCCTACTTCACTTGCTCAACTGAACGGAACCGCAGGAACTGCGCATCTGCGTGTTAGTGAAGCGGGTGCTACTATTGGTTTTTTGGGTGGTGCTAATGGCATCATTTCAGGGGCAACGGGTTCAATGGCGCTTCGTGCTGAAGCGGGCTTGGTTTTGAGTTCGCAAGGCAATGCTCAAACAATGACCCTCACCTCCGCAGGCAACGTAGGCATCGGCACGAGTACGCCTGAAGCAAAGCTGCACGTTGCAGGTACTGCTTCGGGTTCTGACGTTACTCTTTACATTGACAATGCCGCAGTTTCCGCACTAAACAATTCCTCACGACTCAAGTTTAGTTCTGATGCAGGTTCAAGCGTTTCTAATGGCGGTGCTGAATTAAACTGCTTAAACGTAAGTGCAGGTAATGGCGCAGTTGATTTGCTTGTTAAATCTTGGACAGGTGGAGCCTACACTGAAAAGGCTCGCTTCCTCGCAGGAGGCGGCCTAACCTTCAACGGGGACACCCTTGAAGTTAACGCCCTTGATGACTACGAAGAAGGCACTTGGACTATGGGTATTGCTTTTGGTGGTGCGTCTGTTGGTGCTACTTATGTAAACAACACAGGTCGCTATACAAAGATTGGCCGTCAAGTTACCGCAAGCGGATACTTAGCTTTATCAGACAAGGGAAGCTCTACGGGTGATGCTACAATTACAGGACTACCATTTGCAAACGCAGCTATTGCCGAAGCACTTGTTCCTATTTTATTGAGATTAGATAATGTTTCTTTTACAAATACATTTCAAGGTTTTCTAAATACAAGCGTAACTAACATTGCGTTGGGGGAGATTACAATTTTGGGTGTAGCATCAAACTTAACAAATGCTGATTTTCAAAATGGAAGTTCAATAATGGTATCAGTAACTTACACCGTATAATAAATAAAACTAAACAAAATGATTGAAGAAGTAATCTACATCAGCGACTTTAACGTCAAATTAGACGGAACTATCGGAGTCCGCAAAACCACAGACGTTGTAAAAGACGGAGCCGTTATCGCTTCTTCTTATTGGCGCACGGTGCTTGCAGTAAACGACCCTGCTGCCGATGAGGTATTGGGAGTTGATGGCTACTACCGCACCCTTGCCAACGATGCTTGGGCGATGGTGCCGGCTCCTGCGTCACCGGCCTCACCAGCCCCAGAGGTTGAGGTAGTGGCTGCTGAGATTCCCGCAGAAGCAGAGGGAGTATCTCCCGAGCTTCCCTCAGAGTAAAGCTATTAATAGCTAACTTACTAATAGGTGGTCTAAGGACCGCCTATTGGTGTTTTGTACCTTTGCAATCGTATGGCAGCAAATCAAGTAGACTTTAAGATCCTTCCGAGCGATCAATTTAGCGTATATAGTCCCCAGACCCGAAGCGACAAGGTAATCACCTATTTTACTTTGCTGTCTAAACTTCGTGGAGATATCCTATCCGTCGGACAAGACGACGACCCAAACGATATTGTCTCAGCGTTCTACAGCAGCGTAGGAGGAACTCAGACCCTCCACCTTGTAAAGGCGGATGGGTCAGAGATTACGGCATCCGTCCCAGAACCTACTGTGGGAACCGTTACCTCTGTAGACC